CGGCTCATCTTCGCCCGGCGTTGCCCGGCGGTGCGCAAACTCATGGCCGTATGGCATGAGGAGCGCAAGACCGGCGACGAGGGGCTGGCCTTCCTCCGCGCACTTTACCAAGTCAAACCGACCATCCTGGCCCTACCGACCGTGTGGGTCCAGCAGCCATGAGCACCGGCGTCGTGTACGTGGTCTATGGCGAGGCGGCCTACCGGGAGGCGGTCCAGAGTATCGCCGCCCTGCGTCGCTGGCATGATTGGCCGGTCGCCGTGATTGGGGACCGGGTCCCGGGTACGATGCATCTGGCCTTGCCCCGCCGCGATATGGGCGGGCGCTGGGCCAAACTGAACCTGGACCGGCTGGCCCCGCAGTCCTGGCGGCACATCCTGTACTTGGACGCCGACACCCGCGTCAACGGCGACATCGCGGCGGGGTTTCGGATTCTGGACGACGGGTGGGCCCTGGCGGCGGCCTACAGCCGCAACCAGGGCCAAGACCTGATGTGGCATGTGGGAGTCGAGGAGCGGGCCGCCACGACGTTGCAAATCGGCAACCCCCACCCGCTCCAAATCCAGGCCGGGGTATTGTTCATCCGGCGCTGCCCGCAGGTGACGGCCCTGTTTGCGGCCTGGCGCGAAGAGTGGAACCGGTGGGCCGACCAGGACCAGGCGGCGCTATTGCGGGCACTGTGGCGCGTGCCGGTGCGCTTGTGGCTACTCTCGCCGGTTTGGAATGGCGGGGCGCTGATTGCCCACCATTTCGGACAGGCGCGGGAACGTTGAATATCCAGACGGGCCGACCGGGGGCGGGGTCTCCCTCCTCTCCCCTGCCCCTGGCGGCCCATAGAATAGGGCGAACGTGAAAGTAAACATCGTCGTAGCCCAACTCCAGGGCGACATGATTCTCGACCGGCTGGCCCGGACGCTGGCAGAGGCGACCGGCTGGACGCTGGACACTAAGCCCCATCCGGGGGCCGACCTGAACTATTACTTTCCCTATCTGGTGCAGGAGGGGTATTTTCCATTTGCCACGACGCCGACAGCGGCCTGGTTCACGCACCAAGACGTCGCCATGCCGGGCAAGCTCGACCTGTGGCGGGCGGCGGCGGAGCGGGTGGGCCTGCGCACCGTCACCGCGCCCATGTACCTGACGGGCCTCTTGCAGTACGGCCCGACCGTGACCGTTACGCCACCGCTGGACCGCCAGCACTTTGCCATCGGCAAAGACACGACCAACCATACCATCGGCGTGGCGGGCTGGTGCTATGCCTCTGGGCGCAAGGGCCAGGGAATGGTCAAGCAACTCGTCGCCGACGGCTACCCGGTGCGCGCCGCTGGGCACGGCTGGCCCTGTGACACGCGCATGTACCCGTGGGCCGAACTGCCCGCGTTCTACCAGGGCTTGGGTGTGTTCGTGAGCACGTCCAACGTCGAGGGGGTAGGCTATCCGCCGATGGAGGCGCTGGCCTGTGGGATTCCGGTCGTCGTGCCGCGCGGGGTGGGCATTTACGACACCTTCCCGGACGAGGCCGGGATTTACCGCTACGACGTGGGCGATTATGCGGGCCTGCGAGCCGGCATTGACGCGGCGCTGGCGACTGAGCACGACCGCGAATTGCTACGCTCGCATACGGCGCGCTTCACCGTCGCGGCGTGGGCCGGCGACCACCGGCTCGCGTTCGAGGACGCGGTGGGCAACCTGCCCTACGCCGCGCCACAAGGCCCCTGGGTGGGCCGGGCCGGGGTCTACGTGGTCGCCTTCGGCGAGCCATCCCGCGCGTGTGCGCGGGCCTGCATCGCCGCCGTCAAGCGCACCATGCCGGGCCTGCCGGTGGCGCTCGCCGCCGTCACGCCGCTGGGGGCCGGAGAAGATGTGTTCATTCCCCACCCGGACAGCGACATCGGCGGGCGCACCGCGAAGTTACGAGTAGACGAATTGGCCCCGGCCGCCTGGGAATACGTGCTATACCTGGACGCCGACACCGAGCCGGCGCAGCCATTCGGGGCGCTGTTCGACCACCTGGCGAGCGGGTGGGAGTTCCTCATCTGCAAAGACATGCAGCGGTTCGCGCTCGTGGCCACGATGCGCCGGCCCGACAACAGGGCCGAAAGCGATGAAACCATCAGCGAACTTGGCAGCGACCAGTTGACGCAGTACAACGGCGGGGTATTCGCCTTCCGGCGCTGCCCCCGGACGAAGGAGTTTTTCCAGCGGTGGTTTGCCGAGTGGCAACGGTGGGGTAAGCGCGACCAGGGGGCCTTGCTCCGGGCGTTGTACCACCAGCCGCTCAGGATGCTGACGCTCTCCAATGTCTGGAATGCGTCCGACCGCTACCCGGCTCCGCCCAACGTCGCCATCTGGCATCACAACATCCGGGCGCGGCGCTGGCGGGGGATTGTGCCGGGGCGACTGGACGGCCCCGCAGCGTGGGCCGCGGTCGCCAATTTCACAGGACAGGCGGAATGATGAAACTAGCCATCGTCACCATCATCGGCCCGGCTAACAAATGGGGGTACGAGCGCACCTATTTTGAGTGTATCGGCAACCAGGCGCAGTTTGCGGATCACGTCTACCTGGTACAATCTACCCCCGACCATACCGGGATTGACCGGCTCCTGGTCGCGCATGATAACATCACGTTGATCAGCGAGCCGGACAACTGGCGCGTGCGCGTCGGGGCTGATGACGATGTGAAGCTCAGTTTCAAGAGCAACGTGCGTTTGCTGTCGCGCAACTATCAGATCGGCAAACAAGTGGCCTGGCGCGCTGGGCACGATGTGGTGATGATGGCCTCCTCCAATAGTTACGTGCCGACGTGGACCTGGGAGGGCGTGCGGGCGGTGATGGCGGGGATGCTAGAGCGCGGCGAGCCAGAGGCGATGATGTACCATTGCTGGCAACTGGGGCCGGTGTTGTTGACCAGCACCCGGCGCGCGCCGTGGATTGAGAATGCCCAACTGTGGACCGCCGTGGACCTGGACTATACCCCGAACATCAAATGGCGGCCATTCGCGGGCCAGCCCAACGGGGCCTACTACGTGGATGTGTCCTACGAACTCACGGCGGCAGAGTTCTACGCCAACCTCACGCGGTTCGGCTTCATGGACAAATGGCTCGCCGGGCCGCACGAGCTAGACGAGGTATTGCGGGCCTATGTTAACACCGTCCAGCACTCGCAGCCGTGGGACTTGAAACTAGACGCGACCGGGCAGGCCATCGCCGCCGCCCACCAGCCGGACTATGTGAGCGCGTACCTGCTGAACGCGTTGCGCAAGATCGGACGGGTACGATGATGACGGTAGCTGAGTTGGTGACCGCCCTGGGTGACCAACAATACACCATCCTGCCGGCCGCGCGGCTGCGGGCCTTGCACGACCTGGCGGAGAGTGTAGCGCACATACCCGGCGCGCTGGTCGAATGCGGGTGCTATCACGGCGGCAGCGCGACGATCCTGGCGCACGGCCTGGGGCCTCAGCACCCGGCCTGGCTCTTCGATTCGTTCCTGGGCCTACCTGAGCCGGGGCCGCAGGATGGCGACCGGGCGTTGTACGGCTGGCTGGCGCGCCGGGCCGCCGGGACGCCCCGCTACATCGGGAGCGTAGACCGCCCGGCGGCAGCGTTCCACCTGGCGGGCTGGACGGGGGAGTTGCACGTCATCCCCGGCTGGTTTGCGGATACCGTGCCCGCCGCTACCATCGGCCCGCTGGCCCTGCTCCACATTGACGCCGATTGGTACGCCTCGGTCAAGGTCTGCCTACAGCACTTCTATCCGCTACTCGTGGCGGGCGGCCTGCTCATCCTGGACGACTTCGGGTACTGGCCCGGCTGCCAACAGGCCGTAGCGGATACGTTGCCCGCTGTGGCGCAACACGTCACGTTCATTGACAACACGAGCGTCTACTACAGAAAGGCGATATGATTATGATTCCGCTATCTTGCCCGGACATAACCGACCGGGAGCGCCAGGCCGTCGCCGCAGTGCTGGAAACAGCGGTACTGAGCGGCGGGTCGGCTGTGGCGCGCTTCGAGCAGGCCATCGCGTCCTACGTGGGCACGGCGCACGCTATCGCGGTCAATTCTGGGACCGGCGGGCTCCACCTGAGCATCATCGCGGCGGGAGTACGGGACGGCGACCTGGTGATTGCTACCCCGTTCTCTTTCGTCGCTTCGGCCAACTGCATTCTGTACGAACGAGCCATCCCAATATTTGTAGACGTAGACCCGACTACCGGGAATCTCAACCCGATATTGGTGGCTGAAGCGGCTCACGACCTGACGACAGGAGGACCGGCCGCGCGCCGCTGGTGGCCGCGCAATATCAGGCCCGGACCCGCCCAACTCAAGGCGCTACTGCCCGTCCATGTCTTCGGGCAACCCGCTGATATGGACCCGCTCGCGGCTGTGGCGCTGGCGCATGACCTGGCAATCATCGAGGATGCGTGCGAGGCGCTGGGGGCCACCTATCGCGGGCGGCCGGCGGGGACGTTGGGCCAGATAGCTGTATTTTCATTCTATCCCAACAAGCCTCTGACCACTGGCGAAGGCGGCATGGTCGTCACGGATCGCGACGATTGGGCGGCGCTGGTGCGTTCGCTGCGCAACCAGGGCCGTGACTTGCTGGACGACTGGCTCACCCATCTCCGCCTGGGCTACAACTACCGCCTGGACGAACTGAGTGCGGCCCTGGGCTGGACCCAAATGCTGCGCGTCGAGGAATTGCTGGCGCGGCGGGCGCGCGTAGCCCATTGGTACAACCAGCGATTGACGGGTCTGGAATGGGTGGAGCTACCGGCTACAGATTCTACTACCACTCACCGGTCGTGGTTCGTTTATGTAGTGCGAATCAAACCCCCGGCGGCGCGGCACGCGGTCATGCGGCACCTGTCCGCCGCCGGGATTCCTAGTCGGCCCTATTTCCCGCCGATTCACCTACAGCCGTTCTATCGGGAGCGGTTCGGCTACCAGCGGGGCGACTTCCCTATCGCTGAGCACCTGGGCGATGTGTCCCTCGCCCTGCCGTTCTCTAGCGTTATGACCGAGACCCAGGTGGATTATGTCTGTGACACGTTACGAAAGGCCGTAGTATGAACGACGTATTGTCCCGTGCCCCAATACAGATCGACCCGGCAGTTATGGTGGGCCTGGTGCGCGGCCGGAGTGTACTGGTGACCGGGGCGGGCGGCTCCATCGGCAGCGAACTGTGCCGCCAGATTGCGCGGGGCGACCCGGCCCGGCTGGTATTGCTAGGGCATGGCGAGAATAGCATCTTCGTTATCTGGCAAGAACTGTTATCGTCCGGGGCCGCGTGTGACCCCGTGCCCGTTATTGCCGACGTGCGCGATCCAGCACGATTGCGGCAGGTGTTCGCCCGCTACCGCCCGGCGCTGGTATTTCATGCCGCGGCTTACAAGCACGTCCCATTGCTGGAAGCGAACGCCGGCGAAGCCGTGACCAACAACGTCCTGGGCACGGCGCAGGTGCTACGAATGGCTGAGGAATACGCGGTGGAGCGGCTGGTGCTCATCTCCACCGACAAGGCCGTCAATCCCAGCAGCGTCATGGGCGCAACCAAGCGCGTAGCAGAACTGCTGGTCAACCAAACGGCGGCGCGAACGGGCCGGGCGTTCATGGCGATTCGGTTCGGTAACGTTCTGGACAGCCGGGGCAGCGTCCTGCCATCGTTCCGGGCGCAGATTGCCCACGGCGGACCGGTGACGGTGACCGACCCGGCGGTGAGTCGCTACTTCATCACCATCCCGGAGGCGGCGGGCCTCGCCCTGCAAGCGGCGGCGATTGGGCAGACTGGCGGCACGTTCATCGTGGACATGGGCGCGGCGGTACTGATTGCGGACCTGGCGCGGGAATTGATTCGGCAGTCAGGCCAGCCCTGCGAGATTGCCTACATCGGCCTGCGACCCGGCGAGAAACTAACCGAAGAATTATACTACTCGGATGAGGTGCTCCAGCCGACGAATCATCCCCGGCTATCCTGGACGCCGGGCCGGGTAGTGGCGCAACTACCACGGTGGCTCGCGGAGCAAGTGGCAATGGGGGAAGATGTGTGCGCGCGTCGCACGCTGGCCCGGTTTGTCCCAGAATACCAGGGGGCGCTATGAACGACTCATGGCCCAACGTCAACATATACCTGACCGCCATCATTGCCCGGCCTGAGCAAGTGGAGATTGGCGGGGGTACTGAAATCTATGACTTCGTGTTTATCAATGGTGGGCAGGGCGTCAAACTTGGCGCGTACAACCACATCGCCTGCTTCGTGTCCGTGACGGGCGGCGGGCGGCTCGTGACCGGGGATTATGTCGGGATGGGGCCGGGGGCGCGCATCCTGACCGGCACGAATCACTACGGCGACGGGCAGCGTATGTCGAACGTGATTCAGCGCGCACAGCAGACCATCCGGCGCGGGGTGGTCACGCTCGGCAAAGACGTGTTCATCGGGGCGAACGCCGTAGTTATGCCAAACGTCACGATAGGTGATGGCGCGATTGTGGCGGCGGGCGCGGTCGTCACGCACGACGTAGCGCCGTGGACCATTGTGGCGGGCATTCCAGCCCGGCCCATCAAGATGCGACCGAAAGTGAGGGAGACATGAAGCACCAGGGAACCCCGGCGGCAATCGAGGCGGCAATCACCGCCGCGTGCCCGGAATGGCCGGACGTGTTGCGCCGGATTCGTACCCACGTCCCGCCGTATAAGCGCGAGGTTTACCAGTACCAGGCGGCGGCGCTCTACGCCCTGGCCCGGCAGTACAACAAGGCTGGCGTGCGCATTCTGGAAATCGGCACGGCCTACGGCTTCACGGCGGCGGCGCTGGCGGAAGCGGCCCCGCGCGCGATGATCCTGACCATCACGCCCAACCCTGGAAACTTTGAGGCTGCTACCAAGCATCTCGCCGCGTATCCCAACATCGGGGTGAAACAGATCACGTCCTGCGATTTACTCAAGGAGTACCCGCTACCGGCTGACCTGTCTATGATCTTCGTGGACGGCGACCACAAAAACGTGGTACTCGACCTGCCCTGGTACAACTTGCTAGTACCCGGCGGCCTGATGCTGTTCCACGACTATGCCCCGCTCGAATCGGGGCGACCGTGCCCGCCGGTGTACGAGGCCCTGAACGACATGGCGGCGCGGTTGGGCCGGCCCTTCGATGTGTTGGTAGAGGACGATGCGCGGGTGGGGTTCCCCGGATTCTACCGGCGCGCGGGTGAGGTCTGGCCTCCGGAGGTGTAGATGTCCAGCTATGCAACCCTGGGCGAACTCAAGGTCGCGATCAATGTCCTGACGGCGAGTGATGACACCATCCTCCAGGCGTGGCTCGACGCGGCGGAGAAGTCTGTGAACAACTTCTGCAATCGGCCCGACGGCTTCCTGGCCCCGGCGATTGCTTCGGCGCGGTACTACCCTGGCTCCGGGAAGGCGTTTCAACTGATAGACGAAACGCCCGCCATCACCGCCGTCGCCGTCAAGGATTCGCCCACCGACGAGGAAAACCAATACGTAGCCTGGACCGTGGGCGTCGTGGGCACGACGCTCGCCGCCGATGTGTTCCCGGCGACCGGCGACCCGCTGGCCCCGGACTTCACCAGCCTACCCTATACTCTGCTGGTGTGCGCGCCTAACGGCCAGTACAGCACGTTCACGTCGGGCAGGTTCGGCACGTTGCGCGGTTGGCATGACGACATAGACCGGGGCGGCTCGTACCACCTGCCCACGGTCAAAGTGACGGCCAAATGGGGCTATGCGACCGTGGTTCCCCCGACCATCAAGCAAGCCAGCATCATGCAAGCGGGCCGGTGGTACAAGCGCGCGCAATCGGCGATGGCTGACACGCTCGCTTCGGTAGACCTGGGCGCACTGCTCTACACCAAAGCGGTGGACCCGGATATTGCCATGATTCTCGTTGAGGGAAGATATTGCAAGCCGGTACTTGGTCGGAGGTAACGTGGCCGAAGCCGATGTGATTTCCATCAAGGGCCTGGAGGAATTGCAGCGCAAAGCCGAACAGGTACTGCGCGACCTTGCCGGGCCGCCCATGATTCAGGCGCTGCGCGACGCGACGCTCTACGTAGAGCGGTTTGCCAAAATGAACGCACCGGTAGACACGGGCCGGCTGCGCGCCAGCATCACGCCGGAAGTGCGCGTGACCACGACCATGCTCACGGGGATCATCGGCAGCAATGTCACCTATGCGCCCTACCAGGAACTCGGCACGCGGCCGCACTTCGTCCCGGCGAAATACATCGGGGTCTGGGCGGAACGGCACGGGTTGGGATTCCGGGGCGTGCGCGTGAGCGGCAAGGCGAAAAAGTACCTGAGCCGGGCCATCGAGGAACACCGGGCCGAAATTGAGAATATCCTGAGTTCCGC